TTATTTAGAATTATATAAATTACCAGCATTAATGGGAGCATCTGCATCACAAGAATCTTATAAATTAGATTATATTGCTGAATTAGAACTTGGTGAGAAAAAATTATCTTATGATGAATATGATAATCTTGATGAATTATATATAAAAAATCCACAAAAATATATTGAATATAATATTCGTGATACTACCCTAATACTAAAATTAGAAAATAAATTAAAATTATTAGAATTAGTTATTAGCATTGCTTATGATTCAAAAACTAATTATGCTGATATATTTTATCCAACAAGATTATGGGATTCATTAATTTATTCTTATCTATTATCAAAGAATATTATTATTCCATTAAATTCAATTGGGGTAAAAACTGCTGCTTATGAAGGAGCATATGTAAAACCACCTATTCCTGGTAAATATGATTGGCTGGTATCATTTGATATTTCCAGTCTATATCCTAGTCTTATTGTACAAAATCAAATTAGTCCAGAAAAACTTATTACTATAGATTATTTAAATACATTATCAAATATCAATGAAGTAAATATTATAAAAAAATATGGTATACCACATCCATTCAATTATAATAATTTTATTGATCAAACTATTCCAGAAGAAGTAATAACAGCAATAAAAGTATTAAATTTTGTTATTGTTCCTAATGGACAATATTTTAATAATAATACACAAGGTTTTATGGGTGAGATGGTTGAAAAGTTGTTTAATGAACGACAAACATATAAACGACAAATGTTGGATTATAAAAAGGGATATGAATTAGAACATGATATTAATAGAAAAGCAGAACTTACTAATTTAATATCAAAATATAATAATATTCAACATTCTAGGAAAATTGCATTAAATTCTTTATATGGTGCTATGGGAACACCATATTTTAGATTTTATGATATAAGATTAGCTAATGCTATTACTTTATCAGGACAATTATATATTAAATGGATAATGAAAAAAACTAATGAATATTTTAATAAAATATTAAATACCATTGATATTGATTATTGTCAATACCAAGATACAGATAGTTTATTTTTAAATTTTAAACCATTATTACTTAAAGTATTTAATGGAGATTTGAGTAATACTACTAAAATAGTAGATTTTCTTGATACTATTTCGGATGATAGAATTGCTAAAATTATTGATATAGCATTTAAAGAATTATCAACATATACCAATACAGAAAAACAATTTATCCAAATGCATCGAGAAAAAATTATATTATCTGGTATCTGGAAAGCAAAAAAACGATATATATTAAATGTTGTTGATAATGAAGGAGTTAGATATTCAGAACCAAAATTATCTATTACTGGTATGGAGATGGTAGTATCTACTACACCAAAAATTATCAGAAATAAGATGAAAGAATTATTACATATTATATTTAACAATACAGAAAAGGATGTACAAAATTTTATATTAGATTTTAGTAGTGATTTTAAAAAATTATCACCTGAAGATATAGCATTTAATAGTGGTGTTAATGGTATAAAACAATATCAAGATGATAGTACCATATATAAAATTAAAACACCGATACATACACGTGGTAGCATTATCTATAATAATTATTTAAATCAATTAAAATTAGATAAAAGATATGAAAAGATTCATGATGGAGATAAAATAAAGTATATATATTTACAGCAACCTAATCCATTAAAAAGTGATGTTATTGCCTTTAGTAATAAATTACCAGAAGAATTTAATTTACATAGGTATATAGATTATAATAAGATGTGGGATAAAGTATTTATTAAACCAATATCATCATTATTAGAATGTATTGGATATGATTATAAGCAACGTAATACTTTGGATAATTTTTATGATGGATAAATGTTGTAATGGGTGTATACATTCAGTAGATACTGTATATGCCATATTAAAATGTTCAAATAAAGAAGTAATGAAATATCATAAATCTTCTATATTTGTTGATTGTAATAAAGAACGAATAAATAAATTATTCATGGTATGTGGTATTAATGGTAAAAAATGGGAAAAGAAATGAGTTCATTATTAAATAGAATGCAAAAAGCTGGTGTTATTAAAACATCTGAAGTATTATCAGAATCATCCTTTTTTAATATAAAGGATATTATTCCAACAGAATTACCAATATTAAATATTGCCTTTTCTGGTGATTTATCAGGAGGATTAGTTTCTGGTTTAACTATTTTTGCTGGTTTATCTAAAAGTTTCAAAACATTATTAGGGCTTTATTGTATGAAAGCCTATATGGATAAATATCCAGATAGTATTGCTTTATTTTTTGATAGTGAATTTGGATGTACTCCTGAATATATCAAATCACATAATATTGATACTGACCGGGTATTACATATTCCTGTTGAAAATTTAGAACAATTAAAATTTGATATGATTAAAAGATTAGAAGAATTATCTCGTAATGATAAAGTATTCATCTTTTTAGATTCTATTTCAGCTATTCCTAGTTCTAAAGAAACAGAAGATGCTTTAGATGGTAAATCTGTTGCTGATATGACAAGAGCTAAATCTATTAGATCATTATTAAGAATTATTACACCACATTTAACAATGAAGGATATTCCTTGTATTGTTATAACGCATGTATATAATAGCATGGAATTATATAGTAAAGTTATAATTCCTGGTGGTATGTCGGTTTCCTATTTAGCAAATCAAATTTTTGTTATTACTAAAGCACAAGAAAAAGATGGTACTGATTTAGTAGGATACAATTTTACTATTAATATTGAAAAATCAAGATTTGTTAAAGAAAAATCTAAATTCCCATTTACTGTAACATGGAATGGTGGTATCCAAAAATATTCTGGATTATTAGATATTGCTATAGATGGTGGATTTGTTGTAAAACCGGCAAATGGGTGGTATGCAAAAGTTGATAATGATGGTATAATTGGCGATAAGCATAGATTTAAGAAAACTCAAAATAGTGAATTTTGGGAATCTATTATTACCAATGATAAATTTAAACAATTTATTAAAAAGAAATATCAGTTATCTTTTGAATCGAAGATGATTCAGGATGATATAGAAAATAATGAAGACGATTAGTTTTATTATTCAGAATAAGTTGGATATATTAATTTATAAATTAGCCAGAAATTCTATTCGTAGAATATGTAAAAATAATCCCGATCTTAGTTATTTACTGGAATTATCTATTATTGATTGGAGAAGAGAAAATCTATTATATAAGAAAATTGATGATAGTATAAAATTTATAGACCATAGTTATGAGGATTAAAAGATGATTATTGATAAAGATTTTGAATTTGTTAATACTGCTAATACTGAATTTATGTGTGTTAAGGTATTATCTGAAAATTATAAAGATGTAGTATTTCATTTTGGAGTTATTACACCAGAAGAAAAGGATGATGAATTATATATTAATTTTGATTTTACTGTATTAGAATCTGGTGATACTGATATAGATGAATTATCTATTGATACTAATTTTCATACTGTAGTATCTGATATACTTAATACCATTTTATTAGATAGTCTTACTAAATATGAAACTATTAAAGAAGATGATAATAATTTATGAAAATAGAATATATAATTTTAAAAGGATTATTATATCATGATGATTTTACACAGAGGGCATTACCATTTATAAAAAAAGAATATTTTCCAGAACAAAAATATAAAATTGTATTTGGTTTTATTTCTGAATTTATTGAAAAATATAGAGGATTACCAACATATGAAGCAATATTAATTGATATTGGTGCTAGTAACATTAGTGAAGTTGATTTAAAAGATTCAGTTGCTTTATTAGAAGAATTACATAAAAGTAAATCAGAAGATACAGATATAGATTGGTTAATTGATCAAACTGAAAAATGGATACAGAATAGAGCAATTTATATTGCTATCATGGAATCAGTTAATATTTTAGATGGTAAAAACAATAATAAAGGACGTGGTGAAATACCACAATTATTAAGTGATGCAATATCTGTATCTATACATAATAATGTTGGACATGATTATTTATTAAATGCAGAAGATCGGTATGATGTTTTACATAGAAAAGAAAAATTAGTATCTACTGGTATTGATATTTTAGATCGAGTATTAGGTGGTGGGTTTCCGCCAGCATCGTTATCATTATTTATGTCTAATGTTACTGGTGGTGGTAAAACATTAACAAAATGTCATTTAGCTGCTAGTGCATTATTACAAGGTAAGAATGTATTATATATTACATTAGAAATGGCAGAACCACAAATTGCTAATAGAATAGATGCCAATTTATTAAATATTGAACTTAATACATTAAAAACAGTATCAAAACAAGATTTTATTAAGAAATTTGATAATCTTAGGAATAAGATTGTTGGTAATTTAATAATTAAACAATATCCTACTGGTAGTGCTAATATATTACATTTTAGATCATTATTACATGAATTAAAATTAAAAAGGGGGTTTGTTCCTGATATTGTATTTGTGGATTATTTAAATTTATGTGCTAGTTCTCGTATTAAATTAGGTGGATCAACAAACAGTTATGGATTTATGAAAGCTGTTGCTGAAGAAATACGAGGTTTGGGAATGGAATTTGATGTTCCTTTTGTCTCTAGCACTCAAAGTAATAGAATTGGAATTAATTCTACCGATGTTGATCTATCTAATATTTCAGATTCAGTAGCTATATCTTATACTGTAGATTTTCAATGTGCTATTATCACATCAGATCAATTAGATGAACTTGGCCAAATAATGTTTAAACAATTGAAAAATAGATGGAATTCGTTAGATTATTATAGAAAGTTTTGTGTTGGTGTTGATAGAGCCAAAATGAAATTATTTAATTTAGAAGAATCAGCACAACTGAATATTAGTGGTGCTGGTAATACTACTATCACTAAAATTACTACTATTGATAATACACAAAAGAATAAATTTGATGGATTCAAATTTTAATATCAATAAATATTCATATAATAAAGGATATATATATGAGTATTAAATTATCATTAACCGAAATAAAAAAGAAAGCAGTATCTACTGTTTTCTTTAATATTTTATTTCATAAAAATTTTATTAATTCAAATTCTGATAAAGGAAAAGAAATAACATTATTAATAAATGATATTAAATTTAAATGTAATTATATTGTAATATATCCAACAGAAGATGAACGAAAACATAAGAGAGTAAATACAGTATTACAAAATGATAAAACATCTAATAGATTTAAATTAGCATTAAATAATAATATTACACCCAATAATAAAGCATTATTACGCAAAATAATAATGACTGATACTAATTTATCAGATACCGATTTTTTATTTCAAGGTAGTATTAATAACAATACTACAAAAGTAATAACTAAATTATCTGATATTAGTATTCCAGAACGCCCAGTAAGAACAAATACTGATCAAGCTGAAATTACTAAAGTATTATCGGAATCATTATTTTGTTATTATCTTGCAATGAAATTAACAAATAATATTAATAAATATGATTTAACTCAGTGGTTATATATAGATAAAAAATCAGATTTAGTAAAATGGACTACTGATATTGGTATTAATTATTATTGTGAATATCAAAATAATGATAGATCATTTACATCCAGATTAAATCATGTATATTGGTTTTTAACTAATGATAATTGGCATGAAAAACTATTAAAACAAGTTGACAAATTTATAAATTTTACTAAAATTCCATTATCAACATATTATTCTATTATTAGAAGTGATATAATTCCATCTTCTATTAATTTACAAGATTTGTATATTGAATTATCAGAAAAGGTTAGAGTAGAATATAATTTTAGTCAACGGGTAAAAAAGGATAAATGGAATCCTGCTGATGTTTGGGTTATTTCTAGTAATGGTCAACATTTAATAGAAAGGAGATTAGCATCATTACGAAATGTTAATAATGAATCTGCTGCTTATTCTGCTGGAATATTAGCAAGTTTAAATAAATTTATTTATTCTTTATATAAGATGAAACATTTGTATCCTATATCATTAAAAGCACCTAATTCAGAACATGCTGTTAAAATTGATATTGAAAATGTTGATAGATCGGATACACATAAAGATATTAGATTTGTTAAAGTAGAATTAGGAGAAAATAATTTAGATGTAAAATTACATTTTGTTATTGATGTAATTAATAAAAGAACTAATAAATTAATGAAATCAAAAACAGGATTTTTAAGAAGTAAAACAGCCAGTGGTGATTTTAGACTAGAAATAGAAATGACTGAAAATAAAAAATCTAGATTTGGTTCTATTGGTAAAGAAAATTATCAATGGATTATTTCTAATACTGATGATAGTGGAGTAAAGGAATTAGAAAATATACGTAAAAATCAT